TGTTGTAGAAATCTCACAACTAGGTCTATCTTTATGTCTTCGTAGTTCATCACCTTTTTTATATGCTCTAGCATAAGAATATGTAGGTATTAGATCTAGTCCTGTGTGTTGTTTCATTACAGGTAACATCTTAACCATAAGAGTTTCCATAACAAAATCAGCATAACATGAATAAGTATTAGGTATCTGTTTATCGGTCCATGTTCCAAGTAAGTAATTCTGTGAATGTAGATTATTTTTATACATAAACTCTACAGCATCTCTTTTAAGTAAAAAATAATTAAATATAAAGTTAGCTAGATCGTATGATACAGCTTTTTTTATTACTTGATATTTATGGTCTTTAAACATTAAAAATCTCCTTTTCATTTTCATTACACAATAATTCTAAATTTAAACTAATTCTTTTATTATTTGTTGATGGTTCTGGATTATGATCTAAAGAAGATGGAAAGATTAACATGTCTCCATTATTAGGTTTAAAATATATTTGTTTATTATCTTGTTTAAAATTTATGCCTTTACCTTGAGTCTGTAAATATATAACAGAATTGATAGTAGCAGATTTTTTATGATTATGCCAACCAGTGTCATTATACATATTATCAGTCATGTAACACCATACTTTAAAAGTTTTATCTTTTATAGTAAAAGGTTTTAATATTTTTTTAGCACAATCAATAAATATTTTATAAAGAGTATCTATATATTTTGTTTGTACTTTAAAATTACAACCTCCTTTTTCTTCTTTTCTTTGATTTATGCATTCTTTAATTAAATCTTCTTTAAAATTTTTAATATCTTCTTCTATTGAAAAACAATGAATTAAATTTTTAAACATTAAAACCTTTTTGTAAAAAATTAAACGATACTGATATTCTTATTTCATTGCTTAAATTTGGTTCAACACAATGCCAAAGCCATGCAGGAAATATAATTATTCTACCTTCTAACGGATCTACTCGAACCTCTCTCCAGAGATGTGAAGGCGGTGTTCCTTCTTTTCTTCTTGGCATAACCATATGTGCTGCAGACCTTGGTTCGTTAAATACTATTTGTCCAGAATTTTTAGGTGCTTTAATATAATACACACCACTATAATGAGCGTTAGGATGTAAGTGTGGTCTGTTATAACCACCTGGTGGATTTATATTAGCCCACATATTTCCCATAAGAGGTTCACTGTCCAACCATTCTTCTTGAAATACTTCACTTTGCATTTTATATAATGTATCTACTAATGGTTTAAATACAGGTATCTCTTGCATATTCGTTTGACTATGCCAGCCTTTCATATTAGTTCTAGTTACACCTTTATCTTTATCAGCCCAAGCAAGAACTTCTTTTTCAAAAAACCTGTTGTCTAGATTAACATCTTTAGCATATATAATAGTTGGAAAGTATGCAGCTTTAATCATCATTTGAAAGGTGTTCCTCCAAACCACATAACTAGAGATTTTCTATTACCACGTATTACTGGTTTTACTCTGTGTCTAATAAACGATGCAAAGAATACTGCGTGTCCTTGTTTTATCTTTGCGACCTTACCTTCACCCATTAACTCTAGATCCCCACCCTCAAATTCATTTTCAGGAGATAATAAACAAGTCATAGATATTTTTCGAACTGGTGGTTCGTGTTGCATGTTTACATCGTTATCTACATGCCAATCATAGAACCCTCCTTCTGGATATTCTGTGTATTGTGCAGGTTCTGTAATCGTCATTCCATCAAAACCAAAATGATTACCGTTAGTAGTCTTCATAATACGTTCTATATCTTTATACATGTCCGCCATTTTTTTAAACGGTATCCAACTAATATGTGAAGTTCTTGTTTTAGTATCAACATGACCACCTTTTATACCTTTAGAATTTCCAACCTCCGCATCATTTCTAGGTTCACTTCTACCTGCTTGAATAATCATTTGACATTGTTCTGGTGTAAAGATTGGTTGAGTAGTTTCTACTATAAAAGATCGCCATCGTGGTTCTGTTATCATATTAATATCCGTATTCTACCCATCCTGTTATTATATATTTATCATTCGATAAAGGTGGGTTGCCTCTATGAACATGTGTAAATTGTGAAGGCCAAACTAATAGTGTATTTTTTTCTGGCTTGAATCTACACTTTTGATATAAAAATTCTGTTTCTCCACCTTCGGTTACATCATTAAGATAAACACTAAAAGCTAGTATTCTATTTCTAGCTTTCATCTCAGCATTCTCACAATGCCACATATGATAACCTTCACCTACTTTAGTTTTTTGTATCTTAACCTCAAGTATATTGTGTGTGGCTAACTTTTTTAAATATGAATATTTTTGAACATACAAAGGGTACACATCTTTAAAAAACATATCTATAAAAGGTTTGTTGTTATAAGTCATTGGAACATTAGTATCTCTTATTGTATCTATTGCATTATCAGATACTAACATCTCATCTTCTTTTCTTGGATATATGGCACCTTGTTGCTCACACTTATTAAAATAATTCTTGTAATTATCTATCAATTCGTTTGATAAAAAATTTTTAAATATACCTATATGATTATCTATGTAATATTGTTTATCCATTACCAAGCACCTCTATTTTTTATTGGATCAAACTTTACATCACAGTTTGCAGCAAGAGTTCTTCTTATTTCATTTGTACCATTAAAAGGATATACACAATGTCTCATATCATATGGAAAAATATAAAAATCTCTAAGGGCCATTGGTGGTTGATAATCTATTTTAGCAAACTGACCATTAGCGGCCCCTAGTATCTGTAGTCTACCATTCTGTTGTATATGTTCTGCTGAATATTCTTTACCAAAAGTTGATGGCATTTTTAAAATCATAACACTAGATAAACCAGTAAACAACGTACCACGATGAATGTGTGCAGGATTGTATTCATGTTGTTTCATCTCGTTAACCCAGACAGAGTTTAAATGAGTTTCATAATCTTTTATTTTATTAAACGCTAGATAATGTTTAAACGTTTCCATAAAATAATTTGTTACATCTCTTGGTAACATGTTATGGTTTTTCATTTTTGTTTGATCAAACCCATGATAAAATAAAGAATGTTCTTTTTCTATCTTACCTACTAGCTGTCCATTAGCAGGTGCTAGATTATGATAGTTTGTTTCATAAATATAATTAATTGAATTAAATATATCTAAAGGAACTTGATACTTTAAAATAGATTGACCTAAAAATATAAAATCAAACTTTGGGTTTTCCATGTTGTTCAATTTGTTCTTTTTCTGTATAACTTTGTTCTAATTCACCAGACTTTCTAATTCTTTGTAATGATTGTAATTGACCCATTACATTAAATACTTCTGCCTCTGATGAGTTTTGATTTAATGTTTTTGCTTTCTCGTGATACTGCATACCATAAGATTCTAGTTGGTGAACGTTAACATCTCTATCATTAAATGATCCGTCATTAAACTCACTTTTTAATTTAGACCACATTTTAATTTCTCTCATTCTATGTTTAGCAGTTTTTTCCATAGATGCTTTACCAAATATAGCTTCGTCTAAATCTATTTTGTATTTAGTTCTTTTGTATTCATCTTCTTCTTTTTCAACTTTACCTTCTAACCATTTAATCTTTGCTTCGTTTCTTCTATAGTCAAATGATAAAGTCATAAGATTATCTAGGTATGATGATTGTTCTCTAACACACTGCCAGTATTTTGATGCTTTGGTTGGATATCTATTATCTTGTAATACAGAAAATCTTGCTTCTGTTTCTGTTCGAAACATTTGTTTCTTGGTCCATGTATCTCTAAGCTCGTCTACCATACCTTTAAACGATGATAGATCTTCAGTTGTTAATAAATTATTTAAATGTGGTTCTTCACCTTGTATAACTTCTTTGACGTCTTTTTTCATAGCTTTATCCTTTATAGTTTCTTCTTATATATACTAACTAAAATATATTACAAGTCTTATGAATCGGTAAATGTTACTACACCACCTGCTTCTGTCCATGCTTCAGCTGCATCCGTTTGTCCAGGTGCAGAAGGAGCAGATCCACCAAAAGCTAAAGCAGCAGCTGGTGCCCCTGAAGAACCAGCAACAGTTCTTCCTACATTTAAATCGTTTTGTTCTGACCAATTACTTCCATTCCATAATTCTGTTAACGCTTTATTAGGAGCATTTCCGCCAATAGCTAATGCTGCTGGTGCTGTTCCACATGCACCTCTTGCAAAAGCACCTCTTCCAGTATTTAAATCATTTACTTCTGTCCATGAAGATCCATTCCATGATTCAGTTATTCCTTGATTAGGAGGATTTTCTCCACCATAACCTAATGCTAATGAAGTGCTTGATACAGCGCCTGATATAAAATATCTTGCAGTATTTAAATCTGCTAATTCAGTCCAATTAGTTCCATTCCAAGATTCATTATTCGCTGCAGGAGCGGTCTGAGTTGTCCCACCAAACATTAAGGCAGCCGTTGAAGTTCCACCACTTGCGGCTATTTCTCTACCAGTATTTAAATCATTAACTTCCGTCCAGTTAGTTCCATTAAATAATTCGGTGTATACTTTAGGATTAGGAGGAGCTGGATTACCTCCAAAAGCTAATGCAGCTGTGTTTCCTGTTCCAGCACCTGATAAAGCTTGTCTAGAAGTGTTTAAATCATTTACTTCAGTCCAATTAGTTCCATTCCATGATTCTGTTTGAGCACTAAAATTTCCTCCTGATGGAGTTCCTGATGGAGGCCTACCACCATAACCTAAAGCAGCTGTTTGAGTTCCACTTCCTGCTAAATAATATCTTCGATTGTTTATAGAATTAACAGTTGACCAAGAAGCAATTAATGCTCCTTTACTACCTTTTAAAACCTGAGAAGTTGTATTATACCAAACTTGTCCCTCAACAGGATTTGATGGGTCGGTTGCTACCGCTTGAATTTGTGTTCCTTTAATTTCTTTGTATGTTGCCATAATTAATCCGTGCCTACCGTTTTAGTTGATGTTGATGGTTTGCTCCATTCTTCTGTAGATGCTACGATCCCTGTTCCTGGATTACCAGCAATACATAAAGCATTTGCAGTTGTTCCTGCGCTACCTACTCTAGTTCGTCCTGCATTTAAATCTGCTACTTCAGTCCAGCTAGTTCCATTCCATTCTTCTGTTTGTGCATAAAATTGATCTGACGGAGTATCTTCTTCTCCACCAAAAGCTAAGGCTGCAGTCGCTATACCACAAGCACCTAAATTATCTCTAACAAGGTTCATATCATTAACCTCTGTCCAATTAGTTCCATTCCAAAGTTCTGTTTTTGTTGTATCGCCACCAGGTGAATCTCCTCCAGCAATTATACCTGAAGTGTTATCTGCACCAGCGCCACTTTCAGATAATTTGTATCTTGCTTCGTTCAAATCATTAACTTCAGTCCAGTTAGTTCCATTCCAAGATTCTGTAAGTGCTGATCGACCTGGGGGTGATACATACTTATATCCACCAGCTACTAAAGCAGAGGTCTGTGTTCCAAACCCTCCTCCATCTTGTCTTTTAGTGTTTGCGTCATTTACTTCAGTCCAGTTAGTTCCATTCCATGATTCTGTAAGCACTGAGTTAGCAGTACTAGGTGGTGGACCTGTGTAACCAAACGCTATTAAAGCTGCAGGTTGAGTTCCTGCTCCTGTAGCACCAAATCTTCCAGTATTTACGTCGTTGACCTCTGTCCAGTTGGTTCCATTCCAAGATTCATTTTCTGCTGAGTAACCTCCACCTGGCGGAGTTCCTCCTACGGCTAATGCAGCTGTATATGTTCCTATTCCAACTATATAATTTCTAAGATTATTTATATTAGTGCCTGTAGACCAAGCACCCGCTGGTGCACCTGCACCTGTCCATATTTCTGTGGCTGATAAATTAGGTGCTGATGTTCCACCACCAGCGACTATACCT